AACCCATCTGATCTTAATGCAATGAAAGTATCATCGCGGCCAGTAGGCGTTCCAGCAGCATCAGAGATTCTTATATTTGCTGCAGTACCAAGAGGAAGATCAACGGATTCACCCTTTTGGGGCCAAGGTAAGCAAGAGGTAAAATAATCGTGGCGTTTGCCACGCTTAAGAAGTGAGTAATCAGTGGATGTATCAGGACCATCATCTTTGTCGACAACAACAGAGTCGATTAAATTTTGGTCACGGAACCACTCATTATATATAAGGTTGTAAGCTCTATGCCAAAGAGAAGAATGTTCTAGATCGGCTACTTTAGTAGGAATACCGAAATAATCGGAGAGAGAGCCATTAGCGTGACCAGTAGAAGCAGGAGCGAGCATAGTAGGAACGATGAAATCAGTTGAATCGCCCGGATCGGTTTGTTCACCATTAAATTTTTGGAAGTTATCCCAAATAAGGCGAATAGGTACAGCGAAGAAGAAAGTATCTAGAAAGACATTATCCATGAAAGGGTGAATAGGAGTAGCCATCCGAGTAAAGTGAGTCATATTGCAGTTAAAAGTGTCACCCGGTAGAGCTTCGTCTACGAAGATCGGAACGAGATAACCAGAATCAAAGGTAGTTTTTAAACCGCATGAGCGGTTAAAAGATGAACGCGGAATATCCGCTTTTGGAACTTGGGAGAATTGGTGTGTCGATGTGGATTTCATTAGTCGTTACCTCCTACTGCCTCAAGATGAGGGATAGATAGATTGGCATCAAGTATTTCTTGTTGAGTTTTAAACTCAATCAAATTTCCATGTGTTTTACGAACTTGAGTGAATTCACCTGTTGAATCATCAAAGGTACCAAGTTCAAAAAGAGTATAGTCTGCAGGATGTTTACAAAATTGATGGTTTTCATCATTTACGCAATCAGTAACAGCGCGTTTTGCTTGGCCGACAGTGTCGAGGAAGAAGGGTTGAAGATAAGCTTCAGATTTTTCATCATAGATAGTGAATACACGTTTTTTCATTTTTAGAGACTCCTTTTAAGGGTTGATGTTTGGGCAATTTTTACGGTTTCCCGGTCAAGCAATCGCCTAAGAGTGTTATTTTCCATGTGGTTGTAAGCCTCGTATTTACGAAGCGATTTGATCTTGAGAAGTTCCTTTTCCTCCAGGAGCTGGTCGTAGAATTTCGGAACGCCGACTTTTTTGCCGTTAATAACCACATAGTCATGAGGGTAGATGTCGGCTTTGAATTTTTCAAACCAAGTTTTGCCAATACCAGGTCGACGAGACATTGTAGTGTATTCTGGTTTTTTGCCATTGTAGTGGTCCTCCGCTTTAGCTCCGGTAACTTTTTTCATTATGTAGCGTGCAGTGTATGCAGCAGTCTCAAAAGTAAGAGAACCAATAGTACAAAAACCGTAAGGCCATAGGGTTTCGAGTTCCTCACTTGTGTAGAGAGGGAAGCCGTTATTTCGAGAATACAGTTTTTTATCTCCGAAATTATGGTTGAAGATGCACGCATGATAATGTGGCCTTCCTTCTTGATCGCCATATTCACCGCAGTGAAAGAAGCGAATTGTTTTTGGATATTTTTGTCGAAGCCTTTTCATGAATTTTTGGAAATGCTCGACTTTTAGAGAACCATCTTTAGGTAGGTTCTCATTGTTATAGGTTAGAGTTAAGAAGCAGTTATCCTCATAGAGAGATGCTTCGTGGACGATTCTTATAGCCCATTGCCTAGATCGTTCAAGTCTACAGCCAACACATTGGCCGCAGGGAAGTTCGATGGGCTGATCTTCGTAACCGTCGCGACGATTGAACACGATAGGCCGACGGCCGTTTTTGTTGTTTGTTTTGCTGCGCCAGCCTTTTAAAGGGTGGTAGCAAGGCATCAGAGTCGGATACCTCCTCGCAGCGGGTTGAAGAAGTTAGTTGAGTTGGTACGAACGGCATTTTTTGTAAAATTCCTTTTTGATTGTTTACGCCCCATTTTTTTACGTCGCATCAGATGCTCCTTTTAGTTTTGTTTGTTATCGATAACAAACATTTTAGTTTTGTTTGTTTCTAGAAACAAACATTAAGACAGGACTAATCCTGTCAGTCAGAACAGTTACATCAAGAAGGAACTGTTCTTTATGACGGGGATCCCCGAAGGGATCCCCTATTACGCCCCTAACCATATCTTCGATTACGGTGCGGGCGTTTCCACCTTCGGTGGTTCCACCGGAACAGTTTCAACCGGAGGTTGAATCGATTCCGCTGGAGTTTCGTTAGTCAGACCCATTTTTTGCATTTCATCCAGATTATCTGGATTATTGACGAAGTCAAGGAATTGAGCGGGGTCATTATCAAATTTTTTCCGGATATAAGATGGTAATGAGTCAAAAGATGCTTGGGCCGAGATTACAATATTTAGAGCCGTTTGATAGTCGGTTGGCTCAGATAGATCCTCGTATTTCCCAGCATACTGATTGACGTGTTCGAGTAATCCGGTTTTTCGATATTTTTTGAGAATAGTGTTTATATCACATTCAGCTTTGAAGTTTTGTTGAGTTTTAGATGCAGGGTCTGTTTTTAACGCATTGCGTTCTCTTGGGGTATATGCAGATTTAATAATTGTCATTATTTTGCTCCTTTGTAGTGGTCCCATGCAGAGTTGAAGTTATCTTTGAAATGTTTTGTTCCTTTATCGATGGACGTATCTAATTTTTCGAATAAAGGAGTTTTGTATTTGTTTATTAATCCTTCGGATAAGCTGGCGTTTTTATTTTTAAGATAATTGAGATGAAAACCTGATTTTGCACTTGCCAATTCAGTGGGCATAACATTGTCATTATACATTTTAGCCTTCATCCAGTTTTCATAAGCGATTTTATTTTGTTTTTTGAGAAGCTCCTTTTCGAGACCAATTTTCTCAAGCATAGTTTCATTGGTTTTAAGTGCTATCGCAGTATTAGACATTTTGCTAGCACCTTCAGCAGCGGCAGCTCCAACATTTTGAGCTTGGCCCATAGCACCAGATGGAGTTCCGGCGCCGCCTTGTTTATAAGCAAGAATCGGATTCAGCCCAGCAGTTTTCATATCAGTCATTGCGCGCTGATATTGAGTATTAGACATTCTTTCTTGAAATGCCATCTGGTCTCTAGACATATCCCGATTTGCATCATTAGCAGACTTCTGGCCAAAGGCAGAAGCTATACCACCAACGATGCCAGATGCTAAACCTGAAAATAAACCCATAATTATCTCCTAGAAGTGATCAATAAGGCCGGGAACAGAATAAACTGGCATCGGACGTGCGCATTTTAGCGAGAAATAAGAGTCAAAGAGAAATTCAGGTTCGGTGTTTACAGCGACAACACGATCGATCGGAGGGTTCTCTTCGATAAAGGATTGATTAAGGGCCGGTAGGGTAGCGAAATCTTGAGCAAGATGCCATGTATCAAGAGAGGCCGCATCATTTGAGCGGAAAATACCAGTGATTTTAGAAGGTTTATAACGATACTCAGCGTAGCGTTCTTGATAACCGAAGACAGCATCATCATTGACCGAACCATCAGCGTATATTTCTTTGTTCAAAACCGCTTGTTCACCAATGTTAGAGAGGGCAGGCCAGTAGAAGTCCCAGCGAGTTGAACGCGAGAACATCCGGTCAAGACCTTGCTGATAGGTAAGATCGGCACGAGTCGAGGCAAGACCGAGAATGACGCAATGTTCGGTGAAGGACTTGGAAAACCCGTTGTTTCCAGATCCAACTGCGTAGGCAGAGAGATTACCTTGTGGGCTGGTGCCATCGGTGGAGCTTGTTTGTGCCACTGGATTAACATTAATTCGTGATGAGCCGCCGCCAAGATATTCAGGACGTTGTAGCCGGGCATCCGGAGAGGTGACTCCAAAATGTGATTTAATGATTTCAGTATAGCGAGTTCCACCACGTGCATCCCTTTCATATAATTTTTGAAGTTGGAAAGCTTGGCGCAGTTGATTGATAGTAGCAGCAGTAGCCTCCGACAAATCAGCATAGAGGTTTGCAAATGAGCCAGAAGCAGTTACGGATCCACCCGTACCGAATGTTCCAGCTCCGTAAATACCGCCACCGTCATTTAACCCATCT